TAGATCTTGTTCTAATTTTTCCATTTCGCCCTGTGCTTCTGCTTTTAGTGCATCGCCATTTAGAGTTGAACCTCCTTGTGGACCAGCAATAGTAGCAAATTTACTACGTGCTTCACCTAGCATATACTTACACTTAGCAAGTGTATAATCTTTAATCCATTGCTTTGCTAGATAGTCATTTAATATTTCTGAATCAGGTCGTTTATTGTAACAGTATAAAAGTAATTCTTCTTCTGCTCTAGGACGTTGAAGAATTGTAAGATTTTTAGTAGTGTTGTTCCATTTAAATTCAATAAATGATCCAAACATACGTCCTACAAGTTCTTGATAACTTGCAAACATATTATAAGTTGCTAGTCCACCCATATTTGAACTAGATAGCAAGTATGTATTTGTATAGGCTAAGTTAAACGGCTCAAACAATGTTCCGCCATCACCACCACCTGTTCTTGACCCAATTGATCTACGGAAAATTTGGCGAACTTCCATAATGTTTGGATCTAAAGTATACTCGTTCTGATCAATTACAGTAGTTAAGAATGCATAAGATTCTTCTACAGAATTATCTGAACGTTGACGATATTTGTCAAATGCCGCTTGCAATCCTACTTCATAATGTACTGGATCTAGTTCAACATCAACCATGCCACTTCCTAGCATAGCCGCTACATAATCGAATATTTCTTGTTTTTGTGTCGCCATAAGTTTCAGTCTCCATTAGTATTTATGCGAACGATTATCTAACGATAAATACTATTACTATGCCAAGGATAAGTTTATACAAACCAGAAAAGGGCAACGATTACGAGTTCCTAGACAGAACAGTAACAGAAATGTTTACTGTTGGCGGAACTGACGTATTTGTTCACAAATATTTAGGCCCTAAAAACCCAGACGAAGCAGATGCTACTCCGTCACAGCCTCATTACGATGCTGTAAAAGAAACTAACATTCAAGATATGTTATTCATGGAAAACCGTGATAGAAAATATGATCCAGATGTTTACGTAATTCGAGGTATTTACAATGTACAAGATGTTGACTTTGATATGAGCCAATTTGGTTTATTCTTAACCAACGACACATTGTTTATGACCATACCGATCAATTATAGTGTAAAAACGTTAGGCAGAAAAGTAATGCCAGGTGACGTATTTGAATTACCTCACTTAAAAGACGAAAATGCACTTAATGATTATAGTGTAGCATTGAAACGTTTTTATGTTGTAGAAGATGTAAACAGGGCCGCAGAAGGATTTACACAAACTTGGTATCCACATTTATATAGAGTTAAATTAAAACAAATAGTTGACTCTCAAGAGTTTAAAGATATACTTGATTTACCGGCAGAAGAAGGAAGTACTAATACATTACGTGATGTGCTTAGTACATACGAAAAAGAAATGCAAATTAATAATGCTATATTAGATCAAGCAGAAGCCGATGCACCTAAGTCAGGTTATGATACAACATCTCTTTATACATTACAAGTTGATGCAGAAGGTAAGCCAGAACTTGTGGGTGCAGACGAAACACTTATTGATGCTAGTATTGCTAATGGTAACATTGATGCAAGTAGAGTAAACGAAACACCAGAAAGAGAAGGATATCAAGGTTACTTAATCGGTGACGGTATTCCGCCTAACGGTGAAGCATTTGGTTTTGGAACATCATTCCCGCTAACTACTACTAAAGGTGACTATTATTTAAGAACAGACTTTTTGCCTAAACGCTTATTCCGCTTCGATGGAACAAGATGGGTTAAGATGGAAGATCAAGTACGTATGACTATGACAAATACTAATGATAGAAATACATATAAGACAGACTTTATTAATAATACTAAAACATCAGATATTAATGGTGAACAAGTAGAAGAAAGACAAAGTCTTTCACAAGCACTTAGACCTAAGGCAGATAATTAATGCAACATTTTTATGATGGACAAATAAGAAGATACATTACTCAGTTGATTAGACTTATGAGTAATTTTTCTTATAAGGATGGCGATGGGAATTTAAGACAAATTCCTGTTATGTACGGCGACATTACTAGACAAGTAGGACATATCCTTAGAGATAATTCTGAAAATAAAATTCCAAGTGCTCCTCGCATAGCAGTTTATATGACTGGTTTAGAATTAGATCGTGATCGATTAGCAGATGCTACACACGTAAGCAAGGTTCATTTGCGTGAACGTGCATATGATGAAGATAATAACGAATATTTAAATACACAAGGTAAAAATGTTACAGTAGAACGTTTAATGCCAACTCCTTATACATTACAAGTAACAGCAGATATTTGGTCAACTAATACAGATCAAAAATTACAAATTATGGAGCAGATCCTAATGTTGTTTAATCCTAGTTTAGAGATTCAAACAACTGATAATTATATCGACTGGACTAGTTTAAGTGTAGTAAATCTAGATGGTGTTACTTGGAGTGGTAGAAGTATTCCAACAGGTACTGAAAGTGAGATTGACGTTGGAAGTTTACAATTTACAACTCCTATCTATATTAGTCCGCCTGCAAAAGTTAAAAAACTTGGAGTTATTACAAGTGTTATTATGAGCATCTTTAACGAAGACAACGGAACTATTGACTTAGGAGAATCAACTCCTGAGTTTAAACGATATAATGACGAACTTGCAGAACAACCTACACAGCCGGATAATAATCAACCTGCTACTAGAAAAGATACTGCTGGCCTTGCTATTACTGCGTATAATAATTATGATTTACTTGTAATGGGTAACGAAGCACAATTAATTTATAGAGGTGTAGTTGGTTCCACTCCGTGGACTGAATTGTTAGATTCATTACCAGGATCATTTACGTCTGGTGTGAGTCAACTACAACTTACAAGACAAGACATATCACAAAGTATTAATGGTACTGTTGCAATTAATCCTAATGATGATACTAAACTAGCAATTACTTGGGATAGTGATACTATTCCTAGTGACACGGTTATTGCAGGCTCAACTGGCGATAGAAATAAAATTGATTATATTATCGATCCAAAAACTTATAATCCATCAAATATTAAAAATCCAGGAGTAAGAATATTACTGTTAGGTAGTATCGGTGATGCTAGTAATGCTAGTGGTCCGGTTGCTTGGAAAAACACCGATAACACTGATCTTATTGCAGGCGAAAATGATATTATTGAATGGACAGGTTCGAAATGGGAAGTATTATTTGATTCAAGTACTGAAACAAATATCAAATACACTACTAACTTAAATACTGGAGTCCAATATAAATGGACTGGCAGTGAATGGGTTTTATCATTCGAAGGCGAATATCGAAACGGCACTTGGCGTATACAGTTTTAAATAACTATATATATGAGCCAGAAGATATCATGTAGTGGTGCATTATTTTATGCCCTTAACACAAAACGTTTTTTATTCTTACACCGTACTCAAAGTAAACAATCTCAAGTTTGGGGATTAGTAGGTGGTAGAAGTAATTCTGGCGAAACACCATTTGATGCTCTTACTAGAGAAATTTCCGAAGAAATAGGTCCTACACCTAAGTTTATAAAATCCATTCCCCTAGAAACATTTGTAAGCACAGACGAAAAGTTTAATTTCCATACATACCTTATAGTTGTTAAAGAAGAATTCTTACCAACTCTTAATATCGAACATGATGGGTATGCTTGGGCTAGTTTTGGAAAATGGCCAAAACCTTTACACCAAGGATTACGTAATACACTTCAAAATAAAACAAATATCACAAAACTAGAAACAGTATTCCAAGTTGTAAACCTATTAGAGACTTAATATATGATTAGAGTATATGGCGACATAATGCTAGATCGATGGATTTTTGGTAATGCTGATAGAATTAGTCCTGAAGCGCCTATTCCTATTTTAAAAGAAATAGAACAAACATATAGTATTGGCGGTGCCGGTAACTTAGCATTAAATATTTCTTCTATTAACGGAGATGTTAGTTTATATGGTGCATTATCCTGTGATAAAGAAGGATACAAGGCTATTGAGTTACTTGATGTAACTAATTTACATTCTAACCTTACAATGGATTCACCAATGACTACTACTAAAACAAGGCTAGTTGGTGATAACGGTCAGCAATTATTACGTTGGGATAGAGAAACTACATTTCATAGTACTGAAGGATTTAAAAGATTAGTAAATGATACTAAACAATCTGATATTGTTTGTGTTAGTGATTATGCAAAAGGTACTATTAATAAAAATACAGTAAAAGAATTACTTAAAAAGACTGATAAGGTTTTAGTTGATCCTAAACAAGAGCCTGAATTTTATAAAGGTGCTTTTTTAGTTAAACCGAATATGAAAGAATATGTATCTTGGTTTGGTACGTTTAGGAAAGAAATTGCATTACTTAAAATGCACGAGTATAACTGGAAAAATTTAGTAGTAACTGACGGAGCAAATGGTATTCATGTTCTTGATGAGAATAAAAATTATTTTCATTTTAAAGAACCGGTACACGAGGTGGCTGATGTTACTGGTGCAGGTGACACTGTACTATCTGTTATTGCATACGGCATTGAAAGAAATATGTCAATTGCTGAATGTTGTAAGATGGCTTGCTATGCCGCGGCAAGGACTGTTGAACGTAGAGGAGTTGTAGTTATTACTAAGGATGATTTAAAATCAAAATTAGTATGGACCAATGGAGTGTTTGACATATTACACGAAGGGCATTTTCAATTACTAAAGTTTGCAAAGTCTAAAGGACAATACTTAGTTGTTGGCATTAATAGTGATTCTAGTACAAAAAGATTAAAAGGCGAAAATCGTCCAATTAACAATCAGTTACAAAGACAAATAAATTTAAAATTATTACCGTGGGTAGATGAAGTTATCATTTTTGATGAGGACACTCCTATAAATGTAATAAAAAAATACAATCCGGACTTGATTATTAAGGGCGGAGACTATACAATAGAAACGGTAGTTGGACATGAAGAATATCCTGTTGAAATTTTTCCAACAGTAGAAGGAAATTCAACTACAAAAATAATAGAGAGTTTTAAATGAAAATTTTAGTTACAGGACATGAAGGATTTATTGGTAAAAATCTTTCTTCTTACTTACAACATAAAGGACATGATGTTGAAGGTTGGGAGTGGCAAGAAAACAAGTTTCCTGATGCTCAACAATATGATCGTATTATTCACTGCGGTGCTATTTCAAGTACTACTGAATCCGATGTTGAAAAGGTATTAAAACAAAATTATGAATGGACAATGAAACTTATTGAAATTTGTGATATGATGGGTACTAGTTTACAGTTTTCAAGTTCAGCAAGTGTGTATGGGCCTGGAGCAGATGGATTTCGTGAAACATCTAAATGCTTTCCACAAAGTCCTTATGCATGGAGCAAGTATCTTATTGATAGATGGGTTAATGATTTTAATGATGACTTTAAAATTAATATTCAAGGATTCCGTTATTTTAATGTATATGGAAATTATGAAGACCATAAAGGAGATCAAGCAAGTCCAATAACTAAGTTTACTAAACAAGCCAAAGAACGTGGTGTGATTACATTGTTTGAAAATAGTGAAAATTACTTGCGTGATTTTATTAGTGTACAGGATGTGTGTTTAGTGCATGAAAAAATGTTAGAAAAAGACGTAAATGGTATTTTTAACTTAGGTACTGGTACTGCAACATCATTCAAAGACATTGCGTTAACCATTGCTAAAAAATATGATGCTAGAATAGAATATATACCTATGCCTGAAAAATTAAAAAGTCAATATCAAGAGTACACCTGTGCTGATAACACAAAATTGCTTAATGTAATTGATCATTCTTTTATTAGACCAACGGAATGGATACATGAGTCAAAATAAATGTAAAGTTGAATGGTGGAGTGTAGTACCTGGTCTTACTAAAGTAGAACCGGTACAGTCTGCTACTAAGTTTCTGCCGTTATGGTTTAAAAATATGCCTAAATTTATTCAAGAGGATAATTTTAAAGACAAAGGCACATTAAAAAACTGTCCTGGTTTTGTTGATTATTATAAAAATGCTTATGTAGTTACTATGTGGTGTGATTTTCACCTGAAAGTAACGAAGAACGAGTTTGCATGGCATTCGAGTAATGAAGATTTTACTATGAGTTTACATTATGACGAACAGTTTAAAAACTATTTGCCAGAAAATGTGAAAGATAAGTTTTTATGTGTTGCGAAAACCGATTGTCCGTGGCGTGTACGCACAAGTCCGGGTTGGGCAATGATGCAATTACCGATGTTTTATGATTTTAATGAATATTTTGAATGTATGCCTGGTGTTACCCATACCGAATGGAGTCATCAGATCAATCAACAACTACTAATTAAAAAAGAAGGTGAATTTTTAATAGAAAAAGGTACACCTTTAGCAATGTACATTCCTATTAGACTTACTGAGTTAGAAACGACTGTACAAGACGAAGATCAAGAGAAGTATCGTGCTAGTTTTGTTAGTAATATGATCTTTCAAAGTAAGTTTCGTGGAGCATACAAAAATTTTATGAAAAAATGGAGTAAAGAATGAGTCGACTTGATGGTAAAGTTGAAAAAGGTTGGGGCTACGAGTTAATCTGGGCTACTAATGACAAGTACTGCGGAAAAATTATGGTATTTGAAAAAGCAGGTGCTAAATTTTCTATGCATTTTCATAAAGAGAAAGACGAAACCTGGTTTGTTAACCAAGGACGTTTTGAAGTTAAATGGATTGACACAAAAGATGCTGTATTATACAGCAAAGAATTGAAACCCGGGGATACTTGGCATAATCCACCACTACAACCGCACCAACTTATTGCGTTAGAACCAAATAGTTCTGTAAGTGAAGTAAGTACACCAGATTCAGTTGAAGACAACTACCGCATTATTCCAGGTGACAGTCAAAAAGATGTTATAAAGAAAAATAATCCGCCGCCGATGCCTACTTAGTCTTATTTTTAATCCAACGATAAGCCGCATAGGCTAATAATAGTACAACAATAGTACCAATACCATCTACCCACGATGTTTCGTTCATTGCTCTAATTAGATCTGCTGTGATTTCCATTATGCTTGTGCTTCCGACCAACGTAGTACAATGTTACTAATGATTGACGCACCCGATGTCTTATAAACGTTAATTGCTAATACGTCTGGACCATTCGGGAATGTACCTCTACCACCTAGTGTAGTATTAGTTAATTCCTTAATGAATGATAGATCAAGAGTTGATCTTTCTCCAGGCTGTGCAATGAATGAGAAGATAGTTTCGCCTGGTTGAGCAAACGGTGGTTGCACAAATTCAAATTCAATAGTTGTAGTACCTGCAGTAATAGCACTGTTATCTGAAGTTTGGTTAAATGTTACGCTATAATATTCTACATTATTATATTCACCAATACTAACTGTAGATACCTGTGTTCCTGCTGGGAATCTGCCATCACTTACGTTAGTACCTTGTGCTACACCAGCCGCATCAAAACTAGTTTTGTCAAAGAAGATGTTGTTAGTTGGTGCTTCTTTAAACGTTTTCTTAAATGTAATGGCTATTGATCCGGTTGTAACGTTTGTTTGACCATTGGAACTAAGATAAATTGGTCTAATTGTTCCTGAACTAGCCGAACTCGTTGTCCAAGAACCAACTTGTTGAATAGTAGTACCTGCTGGGAAGTTTCCTGGTGATTCTATTTCAATACCTACTTGGAATAAGGCTTGATTTGCCGCATAAAATGACTCTTGTACCCAGAAGAAGTTTCTTCCTGTACGCACAGCATTATCCCAATAGTCGTTATTATTTCTATATCCTCTATCAACACCTGTAACAGCGGCAGTAATCGGTGCCTGTGTAAGGACTAGTGATTGGGTTGGTATATCACCCGAGTTCCAGTTAGTAGAACCACCTGGTGCTACTTGTGCAAAACTAGGCTGTCCACCTTGTGCTAGTCCTGACAGTCCCTGCCAACCAACGTCCGCTGGGTTTAATGGATAGTTTTGTGGATTCAAAATACCTTCAATAACAATACCGCCCGTGTCTAACGCTACCGGTTGGTCTGTTGTAATCTCAAGACCTTCAAGTAGTAACTGTGCTCTGTTAAGTAGTTCTCTTTCACCCAAGTCTCCAACTAGTGCGTTAGATACTGACGGTGCTAGTCTAAGCAAGAATGATGTTGTTCTTGTTGTGCTAACTTGAACTCCAGTTGATTTGTATGAGAACAAGTATCCACGATCTGAGTCAAAGCCGCCGTCTGTAATAAACGCTGAACCCCAGTGTGAAATAACCGGTGACGCTGTATTACTAATTAATACAACTCCTGTATTTCGTGTATGTTGCGCCGCTGGTCCGCCGCTATATGTTCTTGTAGCGCCTGATGCAAAGTTTGTCATTGTACTTGCTCGTGTACAACCTATTAAGTTTTTACCATCAACTCCAGTGAAACGTATCATTTCTGCATCAATATAAACTGTTCCGCCTTCTGGTGGAAAGAACGAAGCATCTACTAACGGAATAGTGTCAACTACTGCGTCAATATTTTGTGAAAGTTTACCACTTGGTCCTTCGTTAGTAATTTCGTAACGTACTGGCATATTACCTGTACGCATAAATGCTTCTGTGTTAATGTTTGAGTTTCTCATTCTGTGCATAAACACAAAGTTACCATCTGCACCACGTAGCATATAATCAATAAAACCAGCACCGTACCATGAATATTGAATACCTACCATCTGCATCTTACTGATATCAATGTTATATCCACTTGGTCCTGTTCCGTCACCTCTGTCTCTGTTAAAATCTTTTTGTTCTGTTTTCTTATCTCTTACTAAACAAATCTTACTTGAACGTACATTAGTAACACCACGGAAGTCAGGTGCAAGGTACATTGTTGTATTGTCAACAACCTGGGATACAACGTGAGTCATACCTTTAAGAACAATTCTATCACCTGCTTTTAGTTGTTCTCTAAATCTTGTTCCTGTTCCTGTACAAGTGTTAGAGTCAACATCGATATCAACAACACCTGCTAATTGTAAAGTAGCAGTTCTTTGTACAGCACTAAATTGTGTACCGTCATATTCAAAGAAGATACCGTTTTGATCATCAAATGCTCCTGAACGTACAGTTGCACCGTGAAACTTACTAATTGACACTTGACATTCCGAACTTAGTTCAGGAGTAACTGATCCTAGTGCATTTACAGCAATAATTTCAAATTCATTTTCGTCATTGACCGCTGATACAGTGTAAGTATCATTATATCCTACAGTGTCAACTCCGATAATACGAATTTGTCCGCCAACTTGTAACCCGTGTTCTGTTTCATCAGTAGTTACAGTGATTACAGATCCTGGTGATGTATTGCTTGCTGTAATATTAAGAATATTATAACTTGGAGCAAAAAGTGCACCAGTTGTGTACATAATACCTTTACCTGACTGATATCTAATATACTTTTTACTCTGTCTAATTGCTTGAGCACCGTGTTGTGGACCACCTGTTCCTAACTGAACACCACCATCATATGGTCTGTGGAGAAAGAACGAATCTGGTCTTGGATAAACTGCACCAATAATTGGTTGATCGTTTGCTGTTCCAGTATCAATAAATCCTGGTGATCTACATTGATATTCTAATTGTGTTAAACTAGGAACTGCTGTAGCACTGAACGGTCCAGCCGCTAAGTTATGAAGATTAGCACCATCATCAGATGATATAGTTACAGCAAAACTATCTCCAGGTACAAGACCATGAGGTGTTTGGAATGTAACTCTAATACTTGCTAATGCACTATAAGTAATAACTGTTGCTTGACTAATATTAGATGTTGTTTCCTCTGACATTGTTATAGAACTATAAAGATCTAATGTACTGCCTGGAACTGCTGTTCCGCTAATATCAATTCCTAAGAAATCACCTTCAGTAGATTCAACTGTACAACGAAGTGTTAAATCGTTTGTAGGAGTGTCGCCACCTAATTGATCACCTGGAATAATAATTCTATCACCAACTTTATATCCGCTACCGTTGTCGGTTGCATTAACAATAGAATAAGTTCCAGCATCTCTAGTTACACTAAAGACTGCATCTGCACCAGAGTTTGCATCGTTATCGCCAATTGCTCCAAGATATGTTCCTGATCCTGTAGCACCTGATCCTGTAAATGATATTCCTGTAATACCTCCATCATTTTGAATAGAAGTAATAGTAATAGCAATGTCGTTTTCTGGAACTGTGCCGCTAACTTGAGTACCTAAAATATTAATAACTTGATCAACACCATACCTTTGGCCTGCACCTTCAATATTAATTGTATAAGCGCCGCCACTTAGATCAATTTGGAATGTTGCTCCAGATCCAATTTGGTTAGTACCTGAAACATAACCATATGATCTTGTATTAATTGCTGTACCTGCTGTACTTACTCCAGTAATACCGCCGTTAACATCAACAGTAGTGATTGTAATTGTTAAGTTATTTGTTCCGTCAGCGCCACCAAGTTCTGATCCTAAAATTGTAAATGTTTCTGCCGCTAAGTATCCTGTACCTGGATTAGTTACTACTACTGAATAAACAGTACCGATACGTTGTACGTTAAAGTCAGCACCAAGACCTGATATAGTAGTTGATGTGTAAGGAGGAGATGAATAACTCACATCAGCGTCAACTGCTGTACCTGTAGTTGATACACTAGTAATAGAGCCGCCAGCCCCAACAGTTTCAACTTTAATAAATGCATCGTTGGTTACACTTTGTCCGCCAACATCAAAACCATCAATAACAATAATATCGCCAACTGTATATCCTGATGATGTATCAGGTGATGCTACACTTGCAGTATAAACGTTGTTAGTATATGTAATATCAAATACTGGATCAGTACCTTGTCCGCCAGCAAGTTGTCCATTAACTCCAAAGAATGTTCCTTCACCGTCAAATCCTGTACCGCTGAATGCGAATGAAACTATTTCTCCACCAGTGTCAACATCTTCAATAACAATACGTAAATCGTTTGTTGTATCTGTTCCGCCTAAACTTCCACCACTAATAACAATGTTATCACCGATTTTATAATCTTGTCCTGTATTTCCAAGTGATACTGCGTATACTCCACTTGTTCTAGTTACATCAAACGTAGCACCGTTACCAATTGTAGTATCATTTGTTCCAGTTAATCCTGAGTATAAAACTCTATTACCAACTAGTACTTGTGTAGTTGCTGAACTAATAGTTAAATCATTACCTACAACATTAGTAACAAAGGCCGCTGATCCGTCACCTCTATCTAATGCTGAACCAATTTCAACATCAGTTGCATCTTCAACAGATATTGTAAAACTTCCTTGTGGTGTATCAGCGGTAGTAACCGGAGTTGTAATAATATTTCCGTCGCCAGTGATACCAGTAACCTGAGAACCTACTGGAATTCCTCCGCCGGTTGCTTGTAGTGGAGCACCAAGACTTGGTGGTGTTCCTTGAATAGGTAATCTATTTTCTTCAGCATCAACTCCTAATGCAAGACTAAATGAGCCTGATGATCCTTGAGATGTAACTACAAAGCCTGCTGTATCTCCTTGGATTGCCGCACCTGTATAAAATGCCGCTTGTCTTAAAATTGTATAAAATGTTACTAACTGTGTTCCAGCGGCTGTGCCAACTTTTGCTTTTGCATAGTATGTAAATGTTGAATTATTAACAACAGTATTAACAATAAATGTACCTTCTGCACGACCGTTGCCTTTAACAGCGCCATCTAATCCTCTAATAGTAATAGGCTGTCCAGCAAGTACGCCATGTGGTCCAACCGTTATAACTGTAATTAATGA